CCTGCAATTGCTGACATCAAAGTCTCGGGAATTATCTCCGAAACGGCGTCCTTGGTTACTACCTCGGCTACCGTTGCGTCGGATAAGACCCTCTCCCCCGAAGGAGCCAACCCGCAGTTCCCCGGCGTTTTTCGCTGGGTGGACCGCAGCGGTGGTATCTCTTTGGGCTACCCCAACTTGACTCTGAGCGTCCGGCCTCCCACGAAGGGTAGCCGGGTGAACAGGATCAATGCGCGGTATACCTTCCCTCACCTCGAGGTGGGTTACCCCAGTACTTCAACTGGGATTCCGCCGTCGCCTACTCTGGCGTATGCGGACCACATCAACGTCGAGGGGCTGTTCCACGAACGAAGCACGCGCGCAGAACGGTTGGTCACTCTGAACAACCTTCTGTCGCTGCTCGTCGCGACGGTTGTCGCAAGCGACGGTACGCCCAGCGATTCGACTGGGTCCCCGTTGCGAGCGGCTCTCCTGGATTACGAACCGCCGTTCTAATCAACGATTAGTTTCGGCAGCTAGTTTTCCGAACAGTTTAAAAAGGAACCAAAACATGTCTTTTGAGAAGCATGTTCGCGCTAACGTTGTGCGGAGCGCAAAGAATCACCGCGTTGACTCAGAAGCTACTTCGGAGTTCGTACGTAACTACTTGGAGTCTCTAGATTGTCCTCGAAGTTTAACTGTCTGGCTCCTGTATTCTTCCCAGGAGCATGAACAGCTGGTTAAGTTAGAGTGCGATCCGTCTCACTATGTCACATTAAGTGAGTTTAGAGACAGCTACACAGCCACTAAGCTCTTGTCGAAGGCCAAGTTCCTCAAAACGGGACTTGATACCGCGGCGATTGCTATGGAGGCGTTCTCTTCTTGCGAAGAGAAGTGTCGGCGAACGAATGATAGTTTTCGGCATCTCGCTTTCAACCCAAAACACAGAGGGTTGAACGTTCGTCTCCTTGAGGAGACGCGACGAAAAATTGCAAGATGCCTTGGACCATTCATTCCAGAAGAGTGGTTTACGTTATCGAATTGGGGACCTGGCGTTTCAACCCTTATCAGGGGCGATAACACCAGTGCGACCAATAAGTTCCGGTTCGAAACCGGAATAACGCGAGATCTGTACCAGTTCCTCTTTGATCCGCTGATTGGTGGTAAAACACTTTTCGGTGAATCTTACCCGATTTGGCACGAATATCTGGTCGCAAGACCCGACTTTCCGACCTTTCAGGTGGGGAATAGCGTTATAACAGTTCCCAAGAATGCCAAGACTGATCGTGTTATTGCAGTTGAGCCCGGTCTGAATCTTTACTTTCAGAAAGGGCTCGGTGACATGATTTCTCGACGCCTTCGACGGAATGGTATTGACTTAACTGATCAGCTTAGAAATAGAGAACTAGCACGTCGAGCAAGTATTAGTCGCTCTAGTGCTACTGTCGACTTCTCTGCTGCCAGTGACACAATTTCACTTGAACTCGTCCGATACCTCGTTCCCGAGGATTGGTTTGTTCCTTTGAATTTGTGTCGTAGTCATTTCGGCAAGGTAGACGGCAAGTACGTAAAGTGGAATAAGTTCTCCAGTATGGGGAACGGCTTCACTTTTCCGCTTGAATCCCTAATCTTCTTTTGTGCCGCGCAAGCGTGCGCAGAAGAGGGCGGGTTCGACTTACTATCGGATCCTGTCGGGGTTTATGGCGATGATGTTATCATCCCATGTTCCGCATACCACCTGTACTGTTCCTTCACTGACTTTCTCGGTTTCGAGGTCAACCGTCGGAAAAGTTTCTCCGGCGGGACTCCGTTCCGTGAGAGTTGTGGAGGATATTACTACAACAGTACAGACGTCCAGCC